GGGATCGTTCGGGCATTGGTTTGTCGGGAGGTAGCTCCAGGCGCAGCTTGGGCGTCAGGTGCGTTTGCCCGCGGCTGCGTCCCGCTTTGCCGCCGCGATGAGCGGGCTTTCCTGCGCCTGTGGCAGGACCGGTGAGGGCGGTGCCGCCACGATATCGCGGGCATCTGCAGCGGCGCTGGCGCGTTGGAGCACGAGGCTGCGCAGGGCCTCGGGGGTTGTCCCTTCACGCAGGGCTTTCGCGGCGTCGATGGCGATCCCGAGGCGGCCCGCCTGAGCGGCGATCTCGGTGATCTCCGCCGCCTCCTGGCGCAGCTGCGCCGAGAGCTCGGCTTGGTTGCCGGGGTGAGTTGCTGCCGGCGTGGTGGTGGTTGATGCTTCAGGGGCAACTGGTGCGGCGGGCGGTGCCGGGCTCTCCGAGGCAGGCGCAACCGCCGCGTCAGGCGTGTGCGCTGTGTCGGTCGCCTCGGGAGACGCGCTATCTTCGGATCGATCGGGCGCAGTATTTCGCTTGTCGTCCTGCTGCACATTGTCGACGCTGTCCTGCGGCGTGGTCTCATTGTCTGGCACATGGGCCATGGCGGTCTCCTTTCGGGTAATGGTTTGGGTAATGGGTCGGGAGGCTCGTGACGTTTGCATCTGCCGCCCTCGCGGCGTCTGCGTGTGTGCGACATGCGCGCGGAAACTGGCGAAGCCGCGCGCGAGATCGGTCACTTCGTCGGCCAGCCCCGCCGCGACAGCATCGGTCCCGCGATAGATCGCGGCCTCGGTCGCCAGCGCGGCGTCCTGGCTCAGGCGCCCGGCGCGACCCGCGGCGACGGTCTCTGCAAAGAGAAACCGCAGCACGTCGATCTCGCTCTGGATGTCGTCACGGACGCTCTCGGGCAGTGGAGCGTAAGGGTTCCCGTCGACCTTGTGGGATCCCGCATGGATCAGCGTCACGCGCACGCCCTCCCGGTCGAGCTGGCCGCTCAGATCGGCATGCATCACGACGACCCCGATGCTGCCGACCGCCCCGGTGCGCGGCAGCAGGATGCGGCTCGCCTGGCTTGCCAGCGCGTAGCCCGCCGAGAAGGCGTGTTCCGCCACAAAGGCCCAGACCGGCTTGGCGCGCCGCAACGCGCGAATGCGGTCTGCCAGATCGAAGACCCCGGCGACCTCGCCGCCGAAGCTGTCGATCTCCAGTGCCACGCCCCGGACGGATGGATCGCTGGCAGCGGCCTCGATCTGCGCGGTGATGCCTTCATAGCTGGTCTGGCCGGAGGACTCCCCGATCCAGCCGCCGCGATGGATCAGCACGCCGGAGATCTCGATCACCGCAATACCATCGATCACCGGGAAGGGCGCATCGCCTTGCTGCTTCAGGCTGTCGGCGAGCGCACTGGCGAGGATGCTGGCGCGGGCAGGCAACTGTGTTGTGCCGGATGCGTCATGCAGATCATGGTCCGCCAGCTCGACCCGCCGCCCGAGAACCCGCGGCCCGAGGCCTGACAGAAACGCCATGGCCTTGGCGGGCTCGACCAGCAGCGGCGTGTTGAAGGCGCGCGCGGCAATGCGGGCGTGAAGCATCAGGGCTGGTCCTCGTCTGGGCGCGGACTGTTCTCCGCGGTGTCGTCATCATCATCGTCGCTGGTCCTTTCGGCCTCATCGGTCTCGCCCGGCAAGTCCGCCGCGCCCTGCGCCGGCGAGCCGGGGCGGCGAAAGTCGAGGCCGAGCGCACGCTCGCGGGCGTGCTCGGCGGCGATCTCGCGGTCGACCTGTTCGGCGTCAAAGCCGCGCTCGGCGATGGCCTGTGTGCGGGATTTGAGACCCGCCTCGATCTGGGCGATCTCGGCATTGGCGTCCTTCAGGGGATCGACCCAGTCCCATTTGGTGGGCAGCCAGTCGGCGGTGAGCAGCCGGGACCGGTTGGCCTCGTAGCCCGGCAGCGAAAGCGCCCCCGACAGCACCGCCGCATCCATCCAGCGCGCATAGACCGGGCGGCAGAGCTGATACACCATCACCGAATGCTGCCAGGCCGAGACGCGGCGGCGGAACTCTATGAGCGCCAGGCGCGAGTTCGAGAAGTTGCCCTTCACCATGTCATTGGTCAGATACGGATAGGGAATGCCCAGTGCCGCCGAGATCTGCAGCAGCGTGCGGTACTGGAACGGCTCGTAGGTGGCGCCGCTGTCGGCGGGCTGGCCCACCGTGACATCCTCGCCCGGATCGAGCCGGACCACCTGGCCGGGGCTGATCTCGACGCCGCCCGGGTCGTCGTCGTCGCCGGGCGGGGCCAGCGGGTTTTCCGGGGCCGGCGAGGTGACGAACATCGCATACATCGCCGCGACCTTCTTCCGGTCGAGCTCGGCATCGTCATACTGATCGAGCAGGAACAGCTTCACGATGGCGGGGGCCAGTTTCGAGACCCCGCGCAGCTGGCCGCCCTCGACCGGGTCGATCACATGGATCACCTCGGAGGCCGGCACCCGCGTGATCTCACCGGCAAGGCCCGGCTCCGTGCTGTCGCCCGGATGACGGCGCAGGAAGTGATAGGCGACACGTCGCCCGATCCGGTCGAACTCGATGCCCTGACGGATTGCGTTGCCATTCGCCGCGGTGCCGCTCTGCTCCAGTGGCAGCATCTCGGCGGGCAGCATCTGCAGCTGCAGCGGCACCGACAGCCCGTCGCCCGTGCGCCGCGGCCGGATGCGGAAGAACACCTCGCCCGCGATGAAGACCTCGCGCGCAGCGCGACGCTGCAGCCCGTAGAAGTCGGTCAGCCCCTCGGCATCGGCCTCGTCTGTCCAGGCCAGCCACAGCCGCTGCAGCTCTTCCTTGCGCGCAGGGTCTGCGATCTTCGAGATCGGCTTGATCCCGTCGCCGGCGGTATTGGCCGCCCAGCTTTCCACCGCGTTCACCGCATAGCCATTGTTGCGCACGAGCCAGCGCGCCCGGGCGGTGATGTCAGGACCACTGGCTGCGATCAGCGCGTTGACATGCGCGCGCGTCGCGCGGAACCCGCGCAGACGGCGGTGGTGCTGGCCCGCGTCGAACCCGCCGATGAAGGCGCCGAGGCGTTGCCGCCAGTTCATCGCGGTCATCACAGATCCTTTGTCGCATGAGGGCGCAGGATACGACGGCCGGTGCGGTCCAGCGACGCGATCCGCCGCTCGATATCCGCGATGGCCGCGGCCAGTTCCGCATCGGATCCATAGGTGACGGTCTTGCCGTCATAGCTCACGCTGCGCGTGCCGCTGTAGCGCGCGGCCAGCAGCGCGCCGTGGTGGCGTTTGAGATCGTCGAGGGTCATGCTCATTCCATGTATTTTGGCGTGCTCACCCGCCAGCCGCGTCGCCGTGGCGTGGTCACGCGCCCCGCCTGAGGCTCGGTGGGTGTCTCGGGTGCAGTCTCCTGCTCGGCGTCAGCTTTGCTCTCCACCCCGGCCTGTTTCTCGAGGCTCTGCCACATCCGCGCATCGAACCGGTCGGCGCCGAGGATCCACGCCGCGGCCCTTGCATAGATGCGGGTATCGAGCGCCTCGTTGCGCTCGCGCATCTTCTGCCATTCCTGCCGGGCATAACCGCGCTTGTTGCGGATGGTGACCAGTTGCTCGGCGACCAGCTGTTTCAGCCATTCGCTGTCGGCCCAGTCCGGCAGGTGGATCGTGCCTGCTGCATGTGCCGAACCACGGGCACGCGCCTCATCGGACGGCCGCTCCAGCCGCAGATAGCGATAGGTCTCGGCCTTGAAGGTGGCGGTGGCCACGCTCCAGAGCCGGGCCCCGCGCTTGAGTTTGCGCCCGTTTACCGTGGCATCGACGAAGGTCGGCCCCGAGACCGGCGTTGCGCGGTTGAAGCCCTCGAGCCCCTTGACCGGGGCCACCTGCGCCGTGCCCTGCTGGCGCGCCCAGGCATGAACGGCAGCGGATTCGTAGCCGGTATCGATGGCGAGCTTGGCCAGCGTCATGACAGCCCCCTTCTCATGCACCCATGTCCGGCCCAGCAGCGCGGTCAGCGCCTCCCAGCAGGCGGGATCGTCCGGGCCACCCGGAATCACGATGTGATCCACGAGCCAGCTTTCCAGCCCGCGACCCCAGGCCCAGACATCGATCTCGATCCGGTCCTTCTGCACATCCGCCCCGGCGGTGAGGAACAGACCCTGTTCCGGGATCTGCGCCGGATAGGTCTCGCGCCGGTCGGCCAGCCGCTGCCAGTCCGGGGCCTCGCCGCTCTCGACCCATGTCTCCCCCAGCAGCGTATTGCGCGCCGCGCGCAGCATCTCGTCGGAGCCCTGGGCTGCCAGCCAGTCGCGGGCGATCTGCGCCCAGCTTTTCCAGCCGATCGGCGAGTAGAGCGCCGAGAGGTGAAAGCCGATGGCGGTGGGATCGGTTGGCACGGCTGTCGCGCGCCACTCGCCCCGTTCCAGCATCGCTGTCTTGTGATGCTCGGCAATGGGGCGCGCGCAGCCCTCGCAGTGGTAGGCTGCGGTCTCCGGCTGGTCCTTTGCCCAGCGCAGCCGCTCGAACTGCAGCCACTGCATCGCCCCGCAATGCGGGCATGGCACGAAATACCGCCGCTGGTCGCTGGCCTCGAACTCGCGCTCGATGCGGCTCAGCCCCCGGATCGTCGGCGTCGAGACCCTGAACCCCTTGCGCCGCTGCGCGAAGG